TTTTGGGTTTCTCTTTGAAGGGGCGCAAGCGATATCTGAAGTTCACCGGAGGAGCGGTTTCCGCGCGTCACACGGTGGCATTTATGCTCACGAATCCGAATGATGGAGTGGCATCCGCGACAGAGTCAGGCGTGACAAACTTCTTCATGCTTTGAAGTTCGAGCCTCTTTCTTTTTCCGGTGGGGAGGCGGCACGTCCGTCTCCCCTCTATCATTCCAGAGCCTTACGGCAAGGAGACATCATGGAAGAACTGAAGGACGGCGCGGACATCGGCTCGGGCTTGACGCAAATTCGCACAGAGGACGCTATTCAATGGCTTCGCTCGATCGCATCGCAAATCAAAGACGGAGGCGAACTCCGGCTCGAAGTGCCTGATCTCGACGGAGTAGTCAAAGCCTACAACGATGGAGAGCCAGAGACGGAGAAGATGCTTATCGGTGAAGGCGCGAAGTCGCTTTGGAATCGCGAGAAACTATCGCGCGTTCTGAATCTCGCAGGCTTTGAAGTTTCTCGCGGAAAGAATGGTTGGGCATGGAACGAAACGAAGACGAAGATCTCAGTCGTCGCTCGCAAGTTCGCGCGTCCGTTTCCGAATCGTCCGATGCGAGACATCCATTGCATCATGTCGCTTCCGCGTGTTTGTTGGACGGACACGCAAGGTGTTCTCCATCATGCGGCGGCCTCGCTTGGCTTTGATGTCACGCGAGCGACCGGAGTCTTCTGGGGACAATGCCTCGAACGTCTTCTCGAAACTTGTCTCACGATGGAAGGCGTGAAGTACGTTCTCACGGTCGACTACGATTCGATCTTCGACGCTGAGGACATCATCCGATTGTGGCAAGTAATGGAAACGCGTCCAGATGTCGCCGCGCTCTGTCCGCTTCAGATCGGACGAGACAAGAATCTTCCGCTCTTCTCGATCAAGAATGGAGACGGAACGCTGCTCAAGGAAATGACAGAAGATCGCCTCTACACAGACGCTCTCGAAATGAACACAGGTCATTTCGGCTTGACGCTGATTCGCCTCGATGCGATTCGCGATCTTCCGAGGCCGTTCTTCCTCGGAGTTCCAAACAAGGACGGCAACTGGGGAGAAGGCCGCGTCGATGACGACATTCACTTCTGGAATCGTCTCCGCGATGGTGGACGGAAAATCTGCCTCTGTCCGCGAGTTGGAATCGGACATCTTCAGAATGTCGTGACGTGGCCTGCTGAAGACTGTCGAGCGATCATGCAGTATCTCTCCGACTTCCACAGCGACGGGAGGCCGACCGAATGCATGACATTCTGATCGTCCTTCGCAACTGTGCGATCCATGAGAACGGAGTCGGTCGGCGCGATCTTCGGCCCGGAACGATCGTGAATGTGACTCCAGAGGTCGCGAAGATTCTCGTCTCGAAAGGCTACGCGAGGCACGTCGTCGAGCCTGCTCCGCTCTTCGTGGATTCGACTCGATTGATTCAAACGCCGAAGAAGAAGGCAAGGAGAGCCGATGGCAGTAGCAACGAACTCGCTGACGACCTTGACAAGCCTCAAAGCGTATCTCGGCGTCACGACGACGACCGACGACGCGCTGATGGAGAGCCTGATCGACCGAGCGAGTGACTACATTCAGCGATACTGCGCTCGGAACTTCGTATCTCAGCGATATTACGAGTGGCATGACACGTACGGAAACGATCGAGTCGCGCTCCGGCATCATCCGATCGAGAACGTGCGGTTCGTTGGAGTCGGCGGCGACAACGTGCTTTCGGTCGTATCGAATCTCGCGAGCGATATCGTCTCGACGATCTCGGTAAATGGAGATCACATCCATCTATTCCGAGTGGCATCGAACGGGCAGGAGACATCGACAACGCTGACCTTCGCGAGCCACGACACGATTGCAGAGATGGCAACGCAGATCTCGGCTACGACTGGATTCGCAGCGACGACGATCGTCAACACAAAGTCGCACTATCTGCGGAAACTCGCAGGCATCGACCTGAAGAAGCAGACGGCAATCCTTGAGGCTCCGAACGATGCTCTGACCGACTACGCCGTCGACTACGATCGAGGCATCATCTACGGGCCGACGCTCCATCGGTATCGCGGATTCCTCGTCGACTACACAGGCGGGTACGCGACGATTCCTTTCGATCTTCAGCAGACGACGATCGAGATGGCATCGAAACTCTTCAACTCTCGCAAGCGAGATCCGAGCCTTCAGAGTGAATCGCTCGGCGGATACTCGTACTCGCTTCGATCTGTTTCCGATCTTGATGCATCGACGAAGATGGTTCTCGATTCATATCGGAGGCTTCGATGAGCATCGCGAGCATGATCTCGCAGTTCGGAATCCTCCTTCAAGTTCGCATCCCGGTCTACGCTGTCGAGACGGACGGGAGCGTGACTCGAACGTATGGTCGCGAATTCGAGGCTCGCGGATTCATTCAGCCGAGCGGACAATCGGATCAAGTCTTTCAAGGCCGCATCAACGGCCGACGGAATGTGACGATCTACTTTGAAAGCGCACTCGATATCTCGGTCGATGCCGAGATCCACGATTCACTCATCCTTCCTGCTCGGCAATGGAGAGTCACGGGAACAACGAATCCCGGCGAACTCGGCCAGAGCGGCGCATCGCAGCATTTAAACATGACCGTCGTCGACGCTGTCGAGATCAATCCTGAATACGATGAGGAACTATGAGCGGCGCGAAGTTCAATCACGACGCGATCCTCGAAACGATGCGAGTCGGCCTTCGCGAAGGCATGGACGCAACACTCGTCGGATCTGCTCGACTTGTGCGCCGTCAGTTGTCAAAGCCCGGAATGGGCTTTCTGTATCGAGTCGCGAAGGGAAATGCGAAGGGCCGGAATCTTCGAGCGCGTGGATACCATCGCGCCTCGCTTCCCGGTCAATCTCCTGCCGTGAATACGAATCGACTCCGCGCTTCGTGGAGTGTCGAGACGGTCGGCAATCGTCCAGACGGATTCGCGAACATCTTCGAGAACGGTCGCGCTGTAGTGCTTCGATACGGAAGCAATGTGCCATACGCTCCGATGCTTGAATTCGGAACTCGCCGAATGAAGCCACGGCCTTACATCAAGCCTACGCTTCCGCAGATTTCGATCATCTCGCAACGCTTCCTCAAGATCGCGGTCAAGCGAGCATTCGCGAGGACTCCATGAGCAAGGCAATTCTCGACGCGATCAAAGGTCGGCTCTACGCGACGACTGCGCTGACGACCGAACTGACTTCGCGCATTTACTACAACTCCGCTCCGACAGACGCGAGGCTTCCGCTTCTTGTCTATACGGCGACCGTGAGGACGACTCCATTCTTTGGCTCGATCACTCGGCACGAAGTCGAGATCGAGTTCGCGACTCAGTACGACAACCGCGGAGGCACAGATATCTATCTCGTATCGGATGGACTGGCGACAGCCTTCTCGACTCCGATCACGGTCACGGGATTCGACGCGCTTCGAGGCGTTCGCATCGAGCGCGGTGTGCCATCATTCGCTGATGATGGTTGGACGATGGTAGAGCGGTGGCGTTTCATCGCGCACGACACATAAGGAAACCAAATGGCAATCGACACATACGTCATCGGCAACGACGGAAACGTCGCATATTCGCTGAACTCCGCGACTCAAGTCTTCTTCAAGGTGCAGAGTTACGCGGCGACTTTGCAGCGTCCCGTCTCGACTCTGACGGCCTTCGGCGATACGGGACAGCGCAAGCGTCTCGGTATGCTCGATTTGACTGGCTCGCTGAATGCGGTCATCGGTATCGATTCGACAGGCTCCACGAGCACATCGAATACAGCGATCGTTCTCATCTCATCGCAAGATGTGGCAACAACTCGGCCTGCAGTCACGCTGTCGATTTTCGATTCGACATCGACGAGCGACGCGAAGATCACATCGAATGCCGTGTTCTCATCGTTTGCGTTCAACTCGTCAAAGACTGGCGATACAACCGTGACGGTCAATTTCGAGAACGCTGACGGATCGGCTCCCGTTGTTACTTGGCTGATCTGATGAGCATCTCTGCCTCTGAAGTCATTCCCCTATTCGGGCCTTCCGATGTCGACTGGATCGTGACCCTTGTCACGAAACAGGGAAGGATCGTCTCGCGCCGCGTCAGTCCCGGCAGGCTCGATGAGGAAACAGCAGTCAGAGTCGCGATGAACGCGAGCGAGATCGGCGTTGCGAATCTCGACTCGTATTCCGTGCGTCGCGCATCCGATCGATCACTCGT